GAAGATTTCGGAGATTACAAAGGACGAAAGGTTTGTTGGCAAGACCACTATCCTTGGGTGCGGGTACGGGATGGGCGCGGCAAAATTCCAAGCGCAACTTAAGAACTTCAATGTCACGATCGAATTGGATGAAGCGAAACGGATTATTGACACATATCGAACTACGTATCCAAAGATTACTGAACTATGGAAGTCTGCGGCGTCAGCCCTCAAAGCCGTACTTCAGAATCAGCAGACCACATTAGGCCGAGGCGGTATCTTAAAGATCGAAGGCAGTGATGGCATTCTATTGCCCAATACCTTGTACCTACGCTACCCCAACCTACGCCTAATAGAGAATGAGGAAGGGAAGTCCGAGCTGGTGTACGACACCAAGAAGGGCAAGGCACTTATACCGACACGCATCTATGGCGGTAAGGTAATTGAGAACGTGTGCCAAGCGTTAGCCCGCATCGTGATCGGTGAGCAGATGCTCATGGTTGCAAAGAAGTATCGAGTTGTGATGACTGTACATGACGCTATCGCTTGCATTGTGCCGACTGCGCAAGTTGAAACAGCTATGGAGTACGTTGAGATGTGCATGCGCACACGACCATCATGGGGTATGGAGTTACCCCTTAACTGTGAGGCCGGATACGGAGAGAGCTATGGCGACTGTTAAACCTTTCAAACCACTCATTGAACGCTTCAGAGATCAGAAGTTTTTGCACGATAAAAAATCTAGCATGAAACTTGACTTGAAGACAGTAGGTACAGAGAAGACACAAGTATTTGTAATATCACCTGAGATAGCTGTGGCGGCTGAAGAGATGGTTCGTTCTAAGTCGTTCAAGATGCCCGACATATCGGAGTTACGTTTCCCCTACGAGGACATGGCTATTGAGTTGCCTCTGACTGAAGAAGTTAAAAAGATTAGGACTACTGAGACAGGGGGGATAGTGCAGGGTACGCACGAGATTGATTGGGTAGCCGTACACATACACGCTTCAAAGGAAGGCTTCATTAACTGCACGCCTTACTATGGTTATACGGAAGGTATGTTAGAGCCCTCTATGTTCTCTTACGTATTTGGTATGGATGATTTGCCTTTGCCGTCAGCCATGATTAGAAGCCCAAAAAATCCTGATAACACTGTAACTCTTAAAGTTTGCCCATCAAGAACGTTACTAGAGATGGCAGTAAGAACAGGGATGCCGCCTGAAAGAATGCAAGACTTCTACGATGCCCCGCAGACCAATACAATGGTGTCCGAGGGTGTTTGTGAGATGCCTTTGCTTTTGTTTGCATGCAGTATTTTGCTCAACTGCAAGACTGGTGTTAATAAAACTGTAGTACACCCAAAGAAACCCCCATCTGGTACTAAGTTTGGTGCAAAGAAACGCAACTTTCATTCACACGGAGGCTACACACTACTGCACCTATCTGAGATTGAGAACGTAGCCCCCGATGGTTCAGTTACAAAACGAGCCGACATTGCCGCCCACTATGTACGTGGGCATTTCAAGCAAAGGAAAAGCGGAGTTTATTGGTGGAGTTCGTTTGTGCGTGGTACAGGTGAGCTTCGTAAACGTAGCGCGTACATTGTTAAGGGGTAAAGCATGTATGTAAGAAAAGTTAGAGGCCAAGACAAGGTAGGCAAGATCATTCTATCTAAGACCGAAGCAGATTTAGTGCGCAGAAGAGGCGTGTCGCTTGAAGCGTACGTTAAACAAATGCTTGTTCACATTGCCAAGAAGCGTAGATGGAAGTGGTACTTTAACAAGGAGAAAAAATGACATGGCCTTTCCCAAATTCAAACCCTCCTAATTCTTTAGAAGACCTAATGGAGCAGGGCGTGACCCGAGTGTTAAACGGAAGAGAGATTATTCTTGCCCCCTACAAAGGCGCTCAGTACCGCATCGGGTGGGTCTACAAAGATACAGGTTTACCACCAACAGACGAGGATTTACCACTATGAGAGAAGACGACGATGATATTCAAGAATACGTAGCCGCATCAGGTTGGCGCAAGAGGCAAGTCAATGAGGTATACGAGAAGATACGCAATGACACGCTAGAAGAAGTTGCCGCTAAGTTTGATACGATGCCTTTTGGGGATACGTCAGCATCGTTTGCTGTGTTTGTGCGGGAGATGAAGCGATGATTAAGTACGACGGCTACGACGAAGCAATCATTGGGCCAGCCTACATTTGGCGTGACAGTACCCACGTATCTGTATTAGTATATGACGCGGAGAAAATACGGGATATTCTCATGAAGCGTGACGGCATGTCGCACGAAGACGCACGTGAGTTTATTGAATACAACATCGAGGGCGGCTACTTGGGCGCGCAAACACCTGTGCTAGTTTGGCCTAACGACATTTGGGATTGGGAAGAGTAATGAGTATTGTTTGGTCATTCAGTAGCCTGAAAACATTTCAGCAGTGCCCTAAGAAGTACTACCATACTAAGATAGCTAGGGACGTTGTTGAACCTGACACACAGGCAACACTGTATGGAAAGACAGCTCACACTGTGGCGGAGGAATACATCCGTGATGGAACGCCGATCCCTGAACAGTTTGCGTATATGCAAGCTACCCTAGATGCCTTAAGGGACATCCCCGGAGAAAAGTTATGCGAAGTAAAACTTGGGTTGACGAAGAATTTAGAGTCGTGCGACTTCGATGCTCCGAATGTATGGTGGCATGGGGTAGCGGATTTGGTGATTATCAATCGGACTACGGGAACGGCACACTCCATAGATTACAAGACGAGCAAGAGTGCGAGATATGCGGACGTGAAGCAACTCGATCTTGTCGCTTGTGGGTTATTCGCCAAGTTTCCGGAAATTCAGAAGGTGAAGTCGGCTCTCTTGTTTGTAGTCAGCAAGGAATTCGTGAGGGCTATCCACCACTCGGAGATGATGCCAAAATACATAGAACCCGCCGCCCGAGACGTAGCAAGAATTGAGGCGGCGCTAGAGAATGGGGTATGGAACCCCGTTCAAGGCCCACTGTGCAAGTTCTGCTCGGTGAGAGAATGTGAATACAACAGGAACTAACATGCCCTACGTAAACAAGCCCCGCCCCTATAAAAAAGAGTATCAACAACAGATTGCACGTGGCGAAAGCCCAGAACGCTTAGAGCGTCAACGTGCTAGAGAAGGTATAGATAAGAAGAGCGCCGACAAGAACAACGATGGACGCGCCGACGTCCGCGAAGGAAAAGATGTTGCTCATATCAAGGCACTATCTAAAGGTGGCTCCAACAAAAACGGAACCAAACTTCAAACCCCATCAGCTAATCGCTCATTCAAGCGTGGCTCAAACCACAAAGTCGTATCAGAAGTAAGCACCAAGGAACGTAAGAAAAAATGAACCTATCAGAGTACACGTGGCCTCGACCTCCGGGGTTCACTCCGTTCGAACATCAGAAGACAACATCAGAATTTCTCACAACAAACCGCAAGGCGTTCTGTTTTAACGAGCAGGGTACAGGTAAAACAGCATCAGTTATTTGGGCTGTCGACTACCTCATGGCTCTTGGGTTAGTAAAACGAGTATTAGTGATCTGCCCCCTGTCGATCATGAAGTCGGCTTGGCAGAATGATTTGTTTAAGTTTGCCATTCACCGAACCGTATCAATCGCTTATGGAGCCGCACGTAAGCGTAAGGAAATTGTGAATGCTGGTGCTGAGTTTGTTATCATCAACTTTGATGGTGTGGGCATCGTCAAGAAAGAAATCATTGCCGGTAGGTTTGACCTCATCGTAGTGGATGAAGCCTCTGCATATAAGAACGCACAGACTGAGCGTTGGAAAGACCTACGAGACCTAACAAAAGTTATCAAGGGTCTGTGGATGTTGACTGGTACGCCTGCCGCACAGTCGCCTGTAGATGCTTACGGATTGGCAAAGCTTGTGAACCCCAAGGGCGTGTCACCTTTCTTTGGTCAGTTCCGAGACACAGTGATGATGAAGCTCACTATGTACAAGTGGATACCCAAGCCAACCGCACAACTAATAGTACACAAGGCGCTTCAACCCGCCATTAGGTTTGAGAAAGCCGACTGCCTTGATCTGCCGCCCGTTACGTTTGTTGAACGAGACGCACCATTAACACCGCAGCAGTTAAAGTTCTACAACATACTAAAGAAGCAGATGCTCATTGAGGCTGCTGGAGAAGAAGTATCAGCCGTTAACGCTGCCGTACAAATTAACAAACTCTTGCAAATAGCTGGAGGTGCGGTGTATACGGATACGGGCGAAGTGGTTGAGTTTGATGTGAGCAGTAGGCTCAACGTAGTGCAAGAAGTTATTGAAGAGTCAAGCCACAAGGTACTTGTGTTCGTTCCGTTTACGCATACGATTGAATTACTTGAGAAGCATTTACAGAAACACAACATTACATGCGACGTAATTAACGGCTCGGTTCCTGTGAACAGACGCTCAGATATTGTCAAGCAGTTTCAAGAGCAACCTGAACCAAAAGTATTAATCATCCAACCGAAAGCGGCCTCACACGGGTTAACTCTAACTGCCGCTAACACAATCGTTTGGTATGCTCCATGTACAAGTGTTGAGACGTACTTGCAAGCCAACGCACGTATCGACCGCCCCGGGCAAGTCAATAATATGACTGTCGTACACATCAAGGGTAGCCCCATCGAGGCCAAGATGTACACAATGCTTCAGGGCAACATTAACAATCACCAAAAAGTAATTGATTTGTACAAGCAAGAAATTTCTTCGGAAACTCTTGACAATGTAAAAAGTTAGAGTAGAATTAGATTTGTGTGGCAGTGGTGGGTATCGGGTTAGCGCCGATACAGCGCCTCCTAAAAGTGGACGAAACACTGCTTCATGTGAACTGCTACTGTCACACACTTAACCATTAGGAGAATTAGATGAATGAAGACACAGCTACCCCCATAGATTTGGACAAGCTGACCACAATCTATATCAAAATCAGAGACAGGCGTGCCGACAACAAGCGCACGTTTGAAGCTGAAGACAACGATCTCAAAGAGCAGATGGAAGTGTTAGAAGCACAGATGCTCGATGTATGCAAAGACATGAATGCTGATAGCATTCGCACCCCACACGGCACAATCATTCGCTCGGTAAAGTCACGGTACTGGACGAACGATTGGGATTCAATGTACGACTTCATAGAAGATCATGGTGCATTTGGCCTGTTAGAGAAGAGACTTCATCAAACAAACATGAAGGAGTTTTTATCTGAGAATCCCACAGTTCTACCACTTGGCCTCAATGTGGAGAATTCTTATTCCGTGGTAGTTAGACGTTCAAAGGAAAAATGAAATGAGTAATCTCACAATCATCAATGAAGACTTGCCCGACTTCCTGCAATCAGCAGGTGTTAGCGCACTTACAAAACAACTCGCCGGTAAGACTGGCGTCAAACGCATCGTGCCCAAAAACGGAATCTTCCGTAAGACAGTCGGTGGCGAAGAGATGGGCAAGGTCAAGGGTAGCCTAGACGTTATCATCGTTAACGCATCCCCTGCCGTGGGTCGTATCTTCTACGCAAAAGCATGGAGTCCTGATGCCGAGCCGACTGCGCCCGACTGCTTCTCTAACGACGGACGCACACCTGATGCGGGTGCTGAGAATCCACAGTCTGAGCGTTGCGATACTTGCCAACAGAACATCAAGGGTTCAGGCATGGGCAACTCTAAGTCTTGCCGCTACTCACGCCGTATTGCTATGGTGTTGAAAGAAGACTTTGGTACTTCACTTGAAGGCGAAGTCTATCAAATGAACTTGGCATCCAAGTCATTGTTCGGCGAAGGTTCCGGTGACAACACCCACACCTTTGAAAACTACTCTAAGTACTTGTCCAACAACGGCAAGAGCTTGGACTACGTTGTTACGCAGATCAGCTTCAACGAAGAGAACGACAACCAGTCTGTGCTGTTCACGCCGACTGGCTACATTAACAAAGCGCAATACGCTGTGACTAGCGAAGTAGCTAAGAAGCCTGACGTGCTGAAGATGGTCGTTATGACACCATACCAAGCAGACATGGCGGGCAAGCAAGCTAAGTTAGAAGCACCAGCCCCTAAAGCCGCCGCGCCTAAAGTTGAGTCTCCTATTGAGGAGCCGACCAAGCGTGAGAAGAAAGCCGACCCTAAGCCCACAGTTAAGAAAGACCTTGACTCTGTGGTGAAGGCTTGGAGCGAAGAGGAATAAACATGCCCTATGGTTACAGCCAAAGCTTGGTGTACGCAAATAGACAAGCAAGCATTAAGTCTTTGGGTGTGGCTTTGGGGCGTGTTTGTATCCGCGCAAACGTCAGCGTTAGCGAAGTTGCAGGGTTCTTCGGGGTAACTCGGATGACTATCTACAATTGGTTTAAGGGGGATTCTGTCCCCTACCATAGCTACGATGAAGCCATTAGCGACTACATCACCCGAACAAAAGCCACCATTCAAATAAAGTAAAACATGTCATCTTTCGATCTACTCGACACGGTACTGCCACCGGAAGGGCGCTACTGTGTGATGGGGATTGGTAAGTATCCTGACCAACATTTTGTAGATACTAAGGAAGAGGTTGAAGAGTTAGCGCAGCGGTTTGTTAAACGCAAGATTGACGTATTCTTTGGATGCGCCAAGTACGGATCGTTAAACAACCGCACCCATGAAAATGCTAAATACTTCCGTGCTCTGTGGATGGACATTGACTGTGGCCCAACCAAAGGTGTACCCGACAAAAAAGGCATTATCAAAGGCTATCTCGATCAGCAAACGGGACTCGATGAGTTCAAGAAGTTCTGCATTGCGGTCGGCTTACCAAGGCCAATACTAGTAAGTTCTGGTTACGGCATACATGCGTACTGGCTACTAGAAGAAACAGTGTCTCGCCGAGAGTGGGAGCCACTAGCCAATCGGCTT